TTATTTCCAGCCGCAGGCTTCCTGAAGCGGCTTAATGGCTTGCGGCAGACCGGCAAGATCAAACGTTGCGCTCACCGTGTTTTCACCATATGGAGTAACCTGAAGAAATAAGCGGGCAGATGTTGCGAGCTCTTTGGCAAGCTCGATCGTGTTGCCCCGGTAAAAGGCTGCCTTGTTGTCAGCAGAGATCCCCCATGAATTGGTTTGTGCTTTCGCTTTATCCAACCTGTACAGCACCTCTGTATCCCCCATACCGAGATATACGCCCCAATTGATAAATAGCTCGGTTTTATTCTCCCGGCATATAACATACAAACCCGGTGTAACCGTCTCGCCAAATTGTGAGCGAATTGGCTGATTAGCAGACAAGCTGAGAGTGACGTTTTTTGAATCATCGACCGGTGATAGTTCTGAATCTATCTGCCATTTTCCGGCGCCTTCCGCTGTTTTATTATGAGCAGTTGCTGCAGGTGGCATAATTTTATCGTAACAAGCCAGACGCCTGTCACTGTTTGTTTCAGACTGGCATGTTGTCAGACCTTCCTTATCAATATTATCCGCAGCATATATTTTTGAAAAAGCCGAAAACAAAAACACCATGAATATAATTATTTTATTCATAATGTATTCCTTATACTTTCGGTCTGGTCAGAAAAACAATCATGCCGATAATAATATCGCCGATAACCCATATCACCCCCAGGAGCATCACGCCGATGCCCGCGCCAATCGTCGCGCCTGCACGTTCCGCTTCTGTCGTTGCGGCATCGATCACTTCACCACTCCCACCCGCACCGGCAAATAGGCAATAAATCATAAATATGTTGAATATAATAAATATCCATTTTACCGCTTTCCCGAATAATGTTCGTTTCGGTTTTCTTATTTGCTGCCCGCAGGATGGACATTTTAATGCAGAATCACTGACTTCTTTTCCACATTCCGGGCAATGAATTAACGCCATTTTATTTCTCTCCATAGAAATAGTTATTTAACCGGCGTAAAACATAGCAGGTGAAAAAGTTTCGATAAATAAAAAACCCGCCGAAAGGCGGGTTATTTTTATAGCGCTAACGATATCTGATCGTCCCCCTTGTGACTTCGCGGGAAAACATCCGGAACCGTTGCGCCGAGTACGGTTTTGACTTCATTTAGCGGGCCATCAATATGGGTCATGCTTGTGAAGCAGTAACCGCATGTCAGATTCTGGCACTGGTGATAGCTGCGCCGTACTAATGGGCTTAGTTCGGTGCTGGTTCGGGTCTTTGCCGCTGCGCGGCAACGAGGGCAGCGTAATGCCATACGTGCGCCTCCTTTCTTGCGGGTTAATATCGCCGCAAGTATAACGTCTACGCTGTTGAATCGTCACTTTCTGCCGCCCCGTTGGCGCTCTTCACTTCCGGCGCTGGCGATGTGGTAAACCCGCAGCCGCCCATATAATGAACGCCGCGCGTAATCGTCCAGTTCCCGCTGTCGATCACGGCCTTAAATCCGCTTTTGCCGGCCGCCAAGCACAGTAAACCGGCGTTTACGATGTGCCGGTTCCTTAATGAATACGCACTGTCGCGGGCACTCTGCGAATGCCCGCTGCACTGGTTATTCAATTGTTTCCAGGATCATATACACCGTTTCTTTGCTTACCCCCGCCGGGAAACCGAAGTTTTTAATAAGCAGCGGCAGGTTATCCATCGCTTCCTGATAGTCGAGAAAGCGTGTCGCGCTTGGCCCGGCGGTTACAACGTAGGTGTCTTTTACTACTTTACTGATTTGTGCTTTTTCCATGATGTTTCCTCACTTTTTGACCGTCTTCACGCCGGTCACTGCGTCATATGTCCGTTCACAACTGCGCCCGGCGGTGTAAGCCCGGTCAGCCTCTTTTGCATACTCTCCCGCTGCCGCGTCAGATTCGCGGAGCAAGTCGGCAAGCAATATGCCGGCCTTTTCCCTTGCCGCGCGTTCTGCTGCAAGTGCGGATAGTTTGCCGGTTTCACTTCTGGCGAGGCTGTTTCGAAGTTCGGCGACTGATTTGTGCAGCTTGTCGCCAGCACGCTTAGCAGCATCAACATCGGCCTGCGCACTTGCCCGTTCCTCATCGGCTTGTTTCCTTTCTGCATCGGCTGCACGCTGTCGCCGGTGCTCTTCTGCTCTTTCCTGCGCCTGGCGTTGCGCCAGCGCGTTTGCGTCATCCCGATCGCGCTGCGCCCACTTTATCCGCCAGGCGTTATTTGCCTGCATTGCCCCGTGGTGATCTCCCGCCCAGAACAGCGCGATACTTATCAGCACCGTGATGACCTTCAGCCAGTATTGACCGATAAACGACACCATCAGGCCGGGTAACTCGCGTGTGGCAACTGAAAATGCGGGCCGTCTTTTAGCGTCTGCCAGTCGCCGCCCCACTCGACCGGGATGCCCATTGCTTCGCTTGCCTGCTTAAAGGCGGCGGCGATCGTCTCATAGTATTTCCACTCCCAGGATCCGCCGTTTGTCGGGTATGCAAACACGTCGATCGCATGACCGGTGATGTGCCTGCTTTTCATGGTCTGGCTTGCGCCGCTGGCTACCAGTTGCTTTTGACGCGCCAGAGTTCGCAGCCCTTCGGTGACGCCAAAATCGACCGGCGAAAGCTGCAGCGCTGCCCGCGCCAGTCGCGCCAGATCGGGGTGCACGCCGCGCAGGTTGCTATCGCTGCGCCGACTGAAAGAAAAGTTATTCCCCACTTTTTACTCTCCGATTCCGGCTATCGACGAAACTGGTAATTTTGTCCCGAATTTTTTCCGCGCCCATAAATCCTACGGATGCGCCAACGAGTGTTGCGGAGGTGATCGGCAGGCCAAAGAAATCCAGAGACGTGGCCAGAACCGCCGTCATGACGCCGCAGGCCAGTGCGCCCGTAACGGTCTTCACAACTGGCTGGCCGTCATAAAGGCTCATCAGCGAAGAGAGGCTGACAGCGGCCAAAACCGCATAAATAATGGGCAGATGGGTAGCGATCCATTTCACTGTTTTTTTCTCGCTGTTTGAATTGTTCATATCGCGCTGAGTCCCACAGTTGCACAATCTCTCGCTGCGCTGGCGGCCGGATATCAGGCAGATAAACCAACGGCCCTGCCTGTAATTCAGTTGCAGCCGAAATCCCTTTATTTACGTCTCACACCGCCTCAGTTACGCGCGCCGATCTGATCGAGGGGTATTTTGTTGCGCCCCGACCGCCACGCGGAAAAATTCATCACTGGCATGTGATAAAGCGCCGGTGATAAGCGGTTGATATTAACCAGTTGGCTTATCATCCCCCCCGATGGCAGCCCGGCGCAAAGCGTTGCTTTTGTCAGAGGCGTGCCACAATCAAAGCCGAGATGGTTGTACCTGCGGGCGCGTTAGTCTGGCGCCAGGAATATCGTCGAAGACCTCAGTACCCGCGCAAAATCAGGTGGATAGCGTCATTCAGATTTTGAAAAAATCGGGGTGGGCATCAACCCGATCTATCGCTGGCGACGTCGCTCTGAGTGGGGACGGGCGCGCGTTCGCACGCTTGTGCAGTATCCTCGCCTGGCCGGAAAGCCGGAGAAGATGCCATGTGAGTGCGCGACATTGACCTGCTGGCTGCTGACCGCATCCCGCCGGTGCTGTAGGCCGTCATGCCATGTAATGTCGGCGGGTTCGGCGACTCGGAGAAGGCCGCGAAAGTATTTTTCATCAATGAAATGTCGTTTGTTATGGAAACGCTGAAGGAGTTAAACACCTGGCTGGGGATCGATGTGGTGCGCTTTAATAAATATGCGATGCTGAATATCGGCCCGGAGGGGGGAGGCTAATGCGCGTGAGCGGTCGTAGCCCATACGCAGAAGTCCCGCTTTTTTGTGCAAACTTGCAGAACACGGCTGGCCACACCACATCTGGGCTTATCAGGCAAAAACAGTTTCAAAAAAATTGTGCAAATTTGAGCACTATTGTGCAACTAAAGCAGGGGAGATGAGGGGAAGAAAAGCCGCTCAATTGACAGGAACAGCCTAAGAGATTGGATCACATGTATGCTGCCCGAACCGGAAGCCTGTCTTTGAAAGCCAGATAGTCATAAACAGGCCTGGTGAATGAAAGTAGACACCCACAAACATCATCGTGCTGTGCTGAACGCATCGCAAGTTTCAACATTGAATCTGGTTTCGGATTTTCCTGTAGTTGCTTATAAACTGCATCAAAACCCAACATTCTTACAGATAAAAGCAAAGCGCTTTCAAAAGTCACGACACTATTAATCAAGCGAGAATGCACTGTTGCAATGATAGTTTGGTTGTCCATTACAGCCTGCAAACAACGCTTATCTCCAGTCATGAAGAGGGAGCCTGGGTTTTCCATACAGGAGGCTAAAAGCAATTGCTCACCAATATCAATGTGAGGAACTTTCCCAAGTTCGTTGAATAATTGCTCATTTGTGACCTCTGGTATTTCCTGCACACGATCAAGGAAGTCAGAGACTTTTCTGTAAACCGTATCATTACCACATAGCTTCAACGCTTTTTCAGGTTTACGAGGGGATAACAACTTAAACCGTGCGGAGGGGCTAACAAAAATATCGTGCTCATTTTCATCAAGTATTTCAGGCAGATGCTTAAGCAAATCACACTGCGCAAGTTTCAAAATGACATCATTGTCTGATAAAACGATCACTACTTATGCCCCACAGAGTGCAGTCAGTAACTCCAAATCATCATCGTTAATGGAATCCAGATCGATATCTTCCATAAGCAGCCTTTGAACGATTTCTTGATCCACTGGATTGCCCTTGCAAAGGTACTTAAGGGCATTCGTTGCAACACCCCAATGTTTCAGGCTAAATCCATAGTTCAAAACAACATGTGTCGGGTCTATGGAATTCTCTTCACCATAGGCTTTTGCAGCACGGGCAAGACGTTCAGCAGTCAAATACCGCCCTTTTGGCACAATCCTCAAAGATTCTTTTCCTGCCATCAAACCAAAGGCGTAGCTGTTAGCTTCTCCTTCAAGATCAGTCGTGGCTCCAGAATCAATTTTCCTGTCAACAAACACACCTTCGGCGCTGGCCTTCAGATGCCCTTTTGCTATGTGCCCCAGTTCATGGGCAAGGTCGAAAAACATAAAACCGTATTTTTTAGCCTGGGTAAGAATAATGACCGGACGACCGGCACACATAAGCGCCATGCCTGCCATTTTGCAGGCTTTCTGCGGGAAGTTCTTAATGTAGACGACAGGAATACCTGACATGTGGCAGAACCTAACCAAAGCAGGCAGCGTCACGTAAGGTGATGTTTTTAACAACTGCGCGCGTACCGAAGTCCAATCCAAATCAACATCAGGATCGTAATCTATACCGAAGTTACTCGAAACAATTCGTGCTGCTGAATAGGCGATAGCAGTCGCCACAGTGAGATCATCTTCACCCAGATCTACACGATGCTTAAAACGATGATGCCCATCGAAACAGAAACTAACAGAACCTGAATCATCCTTGAGGCTTTCTGGCGCAAGGCTAAAGATACGAGCTAAATGCAGGCTAGCATACTGCTTACCAGCCGGAGTTTCAGCCAAGCTATCATCCCACCACTCTGGTAGTAATGTTTTTATGTAAGCCTGGTTAAAACCAGCATTGCTTATCTTTTCATATATACGACTCATTGGCTTTTGAATAGTCATGAGAGCCTCCGAAGCATTCCACGCTGTATGTAGCAGCAACCTTATTATTTATTAGTTATGACACAAAAACGCGCACACTATAAGCAGAAAACGGCGAAACTCATAACGATTTCGGTTGTGTCTTCAAGGTGCTATATCGACTTAGAGCGGCTTATATCGGCTTAGTTCTGCGAAATTTAGCCTTCATCCTGCTGATCAGGCTGCTGGTCTGCTGCTTTGCCGCCATCACCCGCGCCGGTGATTTCTCTTCACCGCGCCGGCGTGTAACCAGGCGCCCGTCCACCACGCTGTAAACCAGATCACCGCAGGCGATAGCCGCGCCAGCCATCACCGATTTCACCAGCGCCGGGCTGCTCTCCAGCCCTTTGGCCGCCAGCAATTCCGCGATCATCGTTTCGCGTCCTTCTAATATCGGCGGCGGTGTCGGCGTTCCCCGTTTCCCCCTTTTCCGCTTAACGTCACTGGTTAAACGTTGCGCAATTTCCCGCTTTTCTTTCCGCGTCAGCGCGTCAACATTCAGCGTCGCGCCATCACCGGCAAACACCGCTATTTCTGCCGGTGCAGCTGCGTCGCTGTCGGCATGTAAATCTCCGTCAAACCCTTGCGCGGCCTGCCGCGTACAGTTATTGACAGAACTCCGAGGGGCGGCGCTGCCGCCTGAAAAGCCCAACTTTTCGCCAGTGTCGTCGGCCTTCAGCTTCGGCACGATTTTGTAAGCGCTGGTGCGGGTAAAAATTAAAGAATCTTTTCCCGCCTGCGGCGAATAGACGCCGGAGATCCGCGACACGTCATCGCCGAAGTCATTACCGTTTTCCGTGGTTTCATAACTCAGGCGCACGCGCAGCGCGTCGCGGGTGACCAGCGGCCCGCCCTGCGCCGTGATATACCCGGCCCAGTCGCCGCTATCGGCCGCAACGTGGGCCGGTGAAATGTCCGGGTGAAGCGTGAGATCGCGCTCGCGCATGCGGCGAAGCTCGCGATACACCGTGACCGGCGCGCCGCCGATTTGCTGAAACTGGCGAATCGCCCAGCGTGAAGCCCAGGCGCTGACGCGGCGTGACATCGCTTTCAGATCTTCGCCGGTTTCGTCGTCCTTCTCATCGTCCAGCGCGAAGCCATCGATATTCTTTGCAATGTATTTGGCTATGTAGCCCGTCGCGCCGCCGCGCGCGTTGTCGATCGGCACGACTTTAAAGCGGTTCTCTTCTGCGCCCGGCTCGTTGCCGTCTTCCTCCAGCGCGTACTGGCGGAAAGTGGCGCGCGCCAGCCCGACGTGATCGGGGCGCATGAACAGCAATAAGTGCCAGTGTGGCGTTGCGTCGTGGTGCGGCTCCGCAACGCGGAAACCGAAAACGCGAATGCCGTGGCGCTTCCACGCGGCGCGCACTTTCGCCCACACGTTGCAAAGGTATTTCTGGGTTTTCCGTGGTGATGCGCCGGTGTATTTGTTGTTGCGCTTGCCGTCATGCTGCATCGCGTGAAACTTTGACGGCGCGGTTAACGTATAGAAATCACCAGCCAGCCCTTGTAGCTGCGCCAGATCTTCAAACCCGCGCATTCTGGTCATCAGTTCCCGGCGGCGGTTCGCCGGGTTCGCCACGCTCCCGGCAACTTTATCGATCAGGGATGTGCGTTCGCCGGTGTCCTGGTCTTCCAGCTCCATCGCTTGCAAAAATCTGGTGTTCGCCTTTTTTTGCGCGTGCCACTCGCTGACGCACGGCGCGCTGGCATACGGCGTGGATTTTTTCTGCACGTAACCGGCGGCGATCAGCAAATGTTCGCGCCAGCGCGCGTGAATACGGCGCAGGCGGTTGAGCCACCATTTGGGCGACTCAAGACGCAGCACAATGCGTAATGCGTCTTCCGCTTCCAGCTCTTCATTGCAGTAAGCAGACCAGCCGGGGATCGGCGTATTCAGATGACGCGCCAGCGAAGCAATGCGGCCATAACCGGAAAGCGCAGCGAACGCCGGATCACCGGTGCGGGAAAGCTGGTAATTCGACTCGCGTATAAACTCGCTGGTAAAGATATCGACAAGCGTATACGCGAGGCGTTTTAGCTCTTTTTTCCTCGCCCATAACAACCGCAAAAGCTGCTCGCGCACCGGCAGCAGTGCGCCGGGTGTTACGCCCACCGGCAAATAACGTTCGTTAACGGTGTCGATACGGGAAAGGATGTGGCGTTCGAAGGTGTTAATCAGCCAGCGGTCGCCAGCCCGGCGATCGCGCGCGTCCAGCGTTTCCAGCTTGCGGGCATAGTGGTGGCGGAGGTACTGCGGCAAAGCCGCCAGGCGGCGGCGCAGGAATTTGCAGCGATCGGGCTTTTCGTCTTCTTCGGCCAGATCGGCAAAGGTGAGCTGTTTTCGCGTGCCGTTGGGCGTGAGATAGCCGAAGCCATCACGCCTGGTGTCTATTTCCCGCCCTACCGCTGGCCGTGGCTGATTCCACGCGTAAGCGTAACGGGTAGCGTCTTCCGCACTACCCGGAAACGGTGGCGGATCAGATGGCGCGTAACGCCCGCGATTTACTGCGGTCACGACTAATCAGCCTTATTCTGAAGACTCAGCAGCGCGGCATCGAATTTGTCAGCGTCCATCCACACAATGACCGCGGTTTTTTTCAGGCGGCCATACAGATCCCCCGGCCTGATGCCGGTGGTGACGAATTTCACTTCAGTGTCGCCGTTGCGTTTTTTCGCAGCACCAGTTACAGACTGGTGAAGCGTCTGAAACGACAAATTTTCATCACCGATTTCGTTTAAAAGCTCGGTTAATCCGGCCATCAAAAACCTCCTTGTTATCCATCACGCCGCTCACTTCCCCGGCTTTTTTGCGCGTCTCTTCTGCCCGCGCCGGCAGATCGCTGTACGCTGATGTGATGCAGCGACCAGGCTTACGCACCCGGATCATTCACCGGCACGCGCAGGCGCTCTTCGCCGTCATCCCCGATGGCCAAAATAAAAAACGCGGTTGTTTAACGTGTTCCGTGTTGATAAATCATCCTTTGAAATGTTTGCGGTACTCTTCGTAAATGCCCTGGCACGTCACGCACATGACAACACCGGGAACCGCTACGCGGCGCGCTGCCGGTATGGAACCGCCGCCGCATTCGCACATAAAACGGGACGCGGCCACCGGGCGGCGGCGGGCTATGATGATTTGCCGCTCCCGCTCTTCCAGCCCGCGTTGTTGCACTAAGTCGATGGCGTCCGGCATGGTCAGCCCCTGTGTTTTTCCATCCAGCAGATCAGCGCGATGCTGATGCCGCACAGGAGCACGCCAGCCAGCAAAACGGCGATTTCCATCAGATCGGCTCCCTGACTTTGTTGCGGATAGCCTCAGCCGTGGCGCGCAGCAGCTCAGCGGTCTCTGTGCTGTTCAGCGCGCTGTCGCTGATATGCGTTGCAAGAAGCGCCAGCGAGTTGGCAGTCACATCGCCGCAGCGCAGGCGCTCTTCTTTGCGTGTGTGCTCCGGCAGGCGGCTGAGGGATGGGCTCGCCACCTGAAATTTCCGCTTTTCGCTATTTCTCATTTGCATGTCGTCATGCTCCATATGGCGAGGAAGGCGCGGCAGCGCGTTGCAACTGGTTGCTGATGCGTGTGCGGGTTGCGTCGATAAATTCCATGACGGCGGGATCGGTGGCTTTAAAAGTCACTTCGCCATCGTGCCGGGTTTTGATGGTCATCCCCTCTTCGACGATGGCCGGAATCAATTTATGCAAAATAAAATTAAGCTGGTCGCGTTTTGACAGTACGGTCACGGTGCATCCCTCTTAATCAGATGAGTTTAACCGCCGTCATATTTAAAAATGACGGTAATACAAAAATGATGGTTAAAAAGTGATTGGGTTAGAACGCCTTTTTAAATAATTCGAGCAGCGTGCGTAAAGCCCCCTTTTTTATTTTCCCGGCATAAATAAACGGCTTATTCCTTTCCTTGATAAATTGCACGCGCGCCGGTTCGGGTTTAAAAAATCTTCCGTCTGGCGTTTCAATCCAGCCGCGTGAGTTTTTGAAGTGCGTCACTTTGCAGCCGTGGTGCAGCAGGCTTGCCATCGACGGGCATTCACTTTGCATAGCTGCCACCCCGGCAAATGTTATCAACGGTTCTGATCGCGTCGGCAAGCGCGAAATCACGCCCGTAGTGATTCCCGCCGCTGGAAATAGTGTAAGACGCTCTCTGCGTGAAAGGATTGCGCGGACATTCCTGAATCGTGAACCCGCGATATAAATAAGCGTGGCGACCTAACTTAATTAACTTAGAAGATATAGTCATTCCTATTTCCCCTTTTTTAATTGCTGACTATCAACATCGTGTGAAATAGATTTAATTGCTTTATTGATAATTTTTTTATTCGTCATTATAAATTCACCGCGTTCGGTTTTAATAACGAGCCCTTTTTGCATATCGACTAAATAATTATTTTCTATATTTCCCGGATGGTGAAGCCGGTGACGTCCGTAAAACGTTGCCCGCTGCCCGGTGGAAAGCTGAGGTGATAATAAAAGGCACATAGCTAACCCTCACAGCCCAATCCAGAGCAGCCAGGCGTCGCGCTGTTCTTTGGGGCGGTTGTAGAAGGCATCACGCATTGCGCGGTTGAACTCAGGCAGGTATACCCAGTTTTCTGCGCGTCCTGTTAGCGCGTCCGGGTTCTTCATTGGAATGACCGGCAACTTCCCTTCGCCAACCATATTGGTCACAGCCTTAGCCGTCTTGCCGATCATTTCTGCAAATTTTGCAGCGGGTACTGCATCAATCGGATGTTTAAGCTGAATGTAACTCTCCTGATGTTCCCTCTGCATGTGCAATAATCTCCTTTGGTGTTCGGCGGCTTACAACTCGTTCAGGGGTACTGTGCGCGCCGTTTGCTTGTTTCAATGGTATCAATTGAGACCCAACAAGGAGAAGCATATGGTATCAAATGAGACCCAGTCAACTGCTATTGGGCAAAAAATTCGTGCGATAAGGGATGCAGAAGGTTTATCGAGGACGCAATTCTTTGAATTGACAGGTATTCCTTCAGGCACGCAAAAACACTATGAAATGGGAAGGAGAGAGGGAGTCGGCAGCGAGATATTATTGAAAATCACCCAACATCCTCGCTTTGCAAAATATACGCTCTGGTTAATGACTGATACCACCATACCTGAAGCCGGACAGATTGAACCGGTTCTCTCCCCTGATGGGCAAAGCAGAGAAATTTCTCACCGCTCAGGCCGCAAGACTGGTTAACACTTCATTATGCATTCATCGAATGGATAGAAAGCCATTCGATCTGTAGCAGTACCGGAGGGCTTCGCTATGTCGATTAAGAAGCTCGAAGGTGGTCAATATCAGGTAGACATTTGGCCTCGCGGGCGCAACGGAAAGCGCATCCGCAGGCGGTTTGAGAAGAAACACGAGGCCGTGCTTTTTGCGCGTTACGTGATGGCTAACGCGGATAAGAAAGAGTGGCTGGGCGCGAGCGTAGATCGCCGGACATTAGGCGAATTGCTTGATGCATGGTGGTTGCTGTACGGGCAGGCGCAGGAAAATGGCGAAATTGAAAAACGGCATTTGCTGAAAACGATAACCGCGCTCGGTGATCCAGCGGTTAACCGTCTCAGCAAGCGCACGCTGGCGCAGCATCGCGGCTTACGCCTGGCGGACGGCATTAGCGCGTCCACGATCAATCGCGACATGTACCGCCTTTCCGGCATGTTTAGCGCGTTGATAAAGCTGGAAGAGTTCACGCAAGAAAACCCCCTCAAAGGCCTTGAACCGCTGAAAGAAACCCCGGCGGCCATGACCTATCTAACCAAACCTGAGATCGGCCAGTTGCTTGACACGCTCACCGGCGACGAGCGCCGCGTTGCATTGCTTTGCCTGAGTACCGGCGCGCGCTGGGGTGAAGGCAGCACGCTACGCGCTGAACAGATTATTCACGGTCGCGTGACGTTCCTGAAAACCAAAAACGGGAAAAACCGCACGGTTCCCATATCGGCAGCGCTGGAAAAGGAGATCAGGACCCGGGAAGCCGGGCCATTGTTCAAAGTCGATTATGAAAACTTCTGTGAACGGCTGCGGCAGGTGAAACCAGACTTGCCGCGCGGGCAGGCAACGCATGTGCTACGGCACACGTTCGCCAGCTGGTTTATGATGAACGGCGGGAACATCATCGCGTTACAGCAGATCCTTGGCCATGCGAGCATTCAGCAAACGATGGTTTATGCTCATCTCGCGCCGGATTATCTGCAACATGCGGTGACGTTAAACCCGCTTGGCGGTGGGGTTGCGGTGTGA